TTCGACACAATGATGGAGGTGCAGCGTGATCCTTACGGAGCGTGGCAAGCCATCCAAACCCTGACCGAGCAACTCGAAGCCGCCCGTGCTGACGCCAAGGAGGCCGAGGCTTATGCGGAGGAGTTGGCGGGGGGGAAAGCGTTGCGGCGGATTTCGCCGTCCGATCTTCACGCGGTTTTTGCGCGCAGGGATGAATGGGCATATGTTAGCCCAATGGATGAAGGCAACTGCGTCACCTTAGACGGCGATTTCAACTTTTCTCAAATAGCTGAGGACATCAACGCCGCGCTGGCCGAGATTGAGGGAGAGAAGGGATGACTGACGAAGAACTGATTGCACGGCTGCGGAAAGACGACACGGATTTTTGGCATTGCGAAGCCGCCGACCGCATCAAGGCCCTGATCTATGAGTATGATGGTCGGATGCCTCTCGCCGCTGCCATCGGTGTTCTGCACCTTGTGGCGGACGAGATCATCAGGGACCACGACTGATGACCAGAGCCGCCAGCGACAGTCCCGCCGCCCGCGCCCTGCGCGCCGCAGGCTATGTCAAGCTGCCCGGCTGGTGGGTGACGCAAGAACAGGCGGACCTTGTGGAATACATGGCCCGCCAAAACATAGACAAGATTAACGCGATAAAGGAGAAAGCAAATGCCAGCGCGTCGTAAGCACATCACCAGAGACATGCTGATCGCAGCCAAGGAGAAGGGTTGGCACATCAGCCTGACGGCGGCCCACTACGGGATGCACAGGTCAACGATCAGCGCAGCCTGCGAACGGTTTAACATCGTTTTGCCGCTGCATCCGTTCTCTGCCCAGCGCGTCAGCCCCAGGAGCAAGGTTTGGGTTGACATGATCGACAGCGAGAAGAGGCCCAAGGTGAAATTGTCAGCCAGCCCGGCTGCCATCGAGCGCGCCTTGCGCAAAAAAGCCGAAGAAAAGAGGTTGCAGGCTCTGGGATGATTTGATAGCAAGATTACAGAGGGGCGCACCGAAACAGGTATCGACTTGGGTCTGTTTGGTATTGGTCGACGATCAGACTGCGCTACGGCTTATCTTCAACCATCGCGCCCCTCACGACTATTCCGGCATCCTGTCGATCGGGTCTAGCGCCCTCAGAACAAGGCCATCAGCCTTGTGGAATGTGATCGACTGCAAAGCCCGCCTGCCGCCATAGCCCATTGAGGCCGCATAGGCATCAGGCGGGCAGAAGGCGCGCAGGCTTTCATAGCGCAGCGGCCCGAGGTCTTTCGCATGGTCGTGATGCACATGGCCCGTTAGATAATGCCGGTGGCGCGTTTCCGACCAAAACGGGCAAACATCCGACAAATACAATGCCATCTGCTGCGGCTTGCCCTTGTCGCCGTGGTGGGCAAAAATCGCGCACTTGCCCCATTGCATCATGAACAGGTCGCGCGGGTCTTTCTCAATATGAACCCGAGTCTCGTCCCGATACCGCTCTGCCAGCGCAAAATTGAGCGTCATGCCGGAATGCGGGTCGTGGTTGCCGCGCAGCACGCGAACCATCACCCTGGCGTGCTTCTGCAACAGCTTGTGGATCGTTTCGGCGATAATGCCAATGCCAACATCCAGCACCTTCCAAAACCGCCCGTCAACGTCCAGCTTGTGGCGGTTCGCTGGCGTCTCGGCCCGGTTGTCGTCTGCATGGAAGAAGTCGCCGCCGATGATAAGAACGGCTTGCTCTGCGGCTGGGGTCAATGCCAGCACCTTGGCGAAGGCGTGTCGCATGTCCTGCGCCGCGTGGCCGAGGTCATAATCCTGCGAGCCTGTCTCGCGGCCCCAGGCCAGCATCCCGACATGCGCGTCCATGAGCGGATAGACCGCGCACAGATCAGCCATCACGCTTTCAGGTGGGCTGACAGCGGCGGCTGGCTCCATGCCTTCCAGCGCCTCGCGTATGCGCTCCGCAACGGCTTCCGGCGGCTCTGCTTCCGGCTTCAGCATCAGAGAATAGCCAATTTCGCCATCCTTTGGCGGGATTTTGGCCCAAGCCAGCGCAGGCACCATGTTTGTGCCGATAGCCTGCATCCCGTTCTTGATCGCCGGATCGAGATACTGCTTGCGCACCTCGCTCGTGTAGCCCGCGCGGTCCAGAACTCTGATTATGTCCCGGTAACTGACACCCAGTTCTCGGGCGGCGTCAGAAATATTCCCGAGACGCTTCAGAGCCTCGACGGCCTGCTCTTGCCTAGGTGTCATCGCCACAGCCCGCGTCGAGCAGGCGTATCAGGTGCGCGCCCGTAACAACCGAAAGCGGCCCGCCATCGTGAGCCAGAGCTTTCGCATGATCCGTCCGCGACGTTTCGGTCCCGGCACAGATCGCATCAGTGTTTGCCACGCTCACGCAGCCAGTCACGGGCAGCATCAGCATCAGACATGCGGCCCACCTCGTCCATCCGCTTGCGGGTTTCAACATAGTTCTCAAGCTCCTCTTGCTTGGCGTCAGCCTGGGCCGACTTTCTGCCGCCAAGCCAGCTTGCTGCCAGCGCGGCAACGACAAGCCCGATGCCTGCCGCCCACATTTTCAAACGCGCAAAGATCATGCTTCACTTCCCCACGGGATGCAGCGGTATGTTACCACCTTTGCCATCGGATAGTTTTGTTCAACGAAAAACACGTTTTCAGGAAGTGTCGCGAGACATTCTTCCTCGGTCTTGGTGATCGGCCCGCTCATAGCCGCACACATGGTGGGATCGCAGACCAGAAGCACCAAGGACCAAATCATCTGTCGCCCTCCGCCCACTTGCGGATGCGCTCGCGCATGACCCAAACGGCCGCCAAGATTACGATGCCAACGAACACCAGCGCGACGATCTGCGCGGTGCCATCCAGCGCGCCGACTGCGGCAATGCCCGCGCCCGCGCCCGATGCGACTTGCACGGCAGACGCTTGCACAGTGGTCGATTGCGCGACGCTGGTGCGGCCCTCGAAGTTGCTGCCGACCGGCGTCAGGAACAGCTTGCGCTCAGCCTCACGGCGGCGCGTCAGGCCCCTTAGCACTTTGCCGCCCGCTTTGTTCCATAGCAGAATGGCTTTCGCGGCTTTCGCCTTGTCGCCCGCGTTGAAGGCGGCCAGCGCCGACGACTTCTTAAACGCGCCCGGCCCGATGTTGTATGCCAGGCTCAGGAACGCCCCGAATTCATTCTCGTTGATCGGCGCGGTGATAAGCGGCGCAATCTTGTCTGCGAACTTGTCCAGCGTGGCCTCAAGATATGCCTCGGCATCGCTCTTGCTGATCGTCATGCCGGGCTTAGGATCAATGCCAACACCAGCAGCGGCAGTCGTGCCGTAACCGATGGTCCAGACGCCAGCCGGGCATTTGTATGCGTTGGCCCTGAAGCCCTCGAATTCCTTGACCAGATCAACGGTCGCTTGATTGATTTTCATTTCCTCAAAGCCCTCTCGATGTCATCCAACTTAGAAAATACAGCTTTGAAGTTATCTTGGAGTTGCTTGAACTCGCGATCATGGGCTTGCTTGTTGGCAGCGGCCTCAGCCTTCAGCACGGCAATGTCAGTGGCATGAGCCTGTTGTGTCCGATACTGCATAAATACGAAGGCCGCGACAGGCGCGACGATCCACTTCATGATCGCTTCCAAGACTTCCATCTCAATACCGCCCTTCCCAAACGCGCAAATGAGCGTTGTCGCTGTTGTTCATCTCGCGGGCAACAACCTCGCGCATGGCAGCCGTGTCATTGGGATTGACGCCCCACTTCTTGGCCCACTCAGCCCAAACTTTCATTGGGATCAAGCCAACTAGTTTGCTTTCCCCGAAGCTGTCTGCGCCCGCGCTTTTTAGGGCTTTCGCTTTCTCCAGAACCGGCGTGAAGTCGTGCGTCTGCTGCACGATGATCTTCCCGTCGTCCTCGAACATCTTCTCCGCGATTTTCGACATGGGCGTCCTCAAAGGTCAGGTTAGGGTAGGCCAAACGCATAATATCCGCCACTTCCGGCGGCATCCGCAGTATCTGCCCGCGACGATAGCGAACACCGCCACGGAATATTGCTTCACATGTTACGCGATATTCTGCCATTTTGAAACCGGGGCGAGCCTAAGCCCGCCCCTTTTCCATCACGAAACAGTGGCCGAGAACGGCGTTGCTTCGGTGCCAGATGCCTCCGACATAACCATAACCGCCCAGGTATTGGCGGCGATGTCGTCGCAGATCACGCGCCAGCCCTTCAGGCCGCCCTTGGTCGATCCGTCCAGGGTGATCGTGTCCGAGCTGTCGGCGGTGTAGAAGCACGAAGCGCCTGCGCTGTCGTTCCCGAGATAGGCAACGCCCATCATCACGTCGGTTGCGTCAGCCACCTTGATGATCTGGTTGCCCGAGGCATCGACAAGGCCGATGAACTCGTAGCGGTTGCCCGAGCCGGTAGCTTCCGGCAGGGTTGCGGTCACACCGGCAGCACGGTTGAAGATAACGCGCTGGCCAACGTGAGCCTCGTCGGTGATCGAAACAGCCGCAGTCGTGACCGTGACGATGCCGTAGTTCTCAAAATAATTTGATGGCATGGGATTTTCCTTCAGCCAAGAGATGAGGAAAGGGGCGAGCCGAAGCCCGCCCCATCACGATTACGAGGTGGTGTTGTCGTAGATGCCGCCCGACGACTTTTCGTTACGGCAAACCAGCGTCAGTTCGGTGACAACTTGACGCTTCTCGTTGTCGCCGGTCTTGGCCAGCTCTTCGTTCTTGGTCGCGCGCAGCACGCCAACGGCCCACATGTCGTCTTGCATGATGAACACGTCCCGGCCACGGTTTTCGCGGGTCGGTTTGAATTCAACAGTGCCCCACGGGGTCACATAGACGGCCATGTGCTTGATGACCTTCTCAGCTTCAGCCGTGATGTTGGAACGCTGGTTGTTGTTACCAGTGAAGCCAAGAGCCACGTTCATCTGGAAGGCCGACAGGTAGACCGAATCCGGCTTGCCGCCCTGGACCCAGATCGACTGCATCACGCTGTCGAACTTGGTCTGCGAGAAAGCAGTCGGGGTGCCGTCGTCGGTGCGGGCGTCGGAGCCGTCGCCGGTCGGGTCAGCACCGCTGTTGCCGGACTGGAAGTTGGTGTTGGTGGTCAGCCAAGCCGGAACACCAGCCATGCGGCGGGCGGTCGTAGCATCGCCAGCGACTTTTGCCTGGTTGGCAAACATCGCCTTTTCAATGTCCAGCTTCTGCTCCTTGGCGATCTTCAGGACCTGGTAGGCCATCTCGCGTGCGCGACCGGCCTTATTGAGGCCAGCGTCGGTGCCGGGAATGACGACCGCGTTTTTGAAGATTTGCGTCCGGTTGTTCAAGCGAACAGTCGAAGTGCGGGCTTCAGCGATGGTGTCATCGCCTTCAATGTGCGCGTTGTCGGCCGACGAACGCAGAGCGTCGGTCTGCCACTCGTGCAGGGTGTTGGTCGCTTTCGCCTTAGCGCAAGCGGTGTAGAAGGGGGTTTCTTCCGGCGAGATGTTATAGATAACGTCGGAAAGGTCCTCGCGGATGCCTTTGGCATCATACGAGTCAAAGGTGTTAGTCGGCTGTGCCATGATCTAGTCCTTTTCAGGGTTGGGTTAACGGAAAAGAAGATCAATAAAAGCCTCGGGCTTCCCTGATCTCTTTGCGGCCTTCATCTGTCGATCACGAACGATTTTCTCAGGCGCGGGCTTACGCGGCATCGGCTTTACGTTGCGCGGGGGTTCGGGCTTCTTCGCCTTATCCTTTACCGCTGAAAGCTGATTGTAGCGATAAGCGTCATACAAGACTTGCACCAGGCGAGCATCGACTGTGCTTGCCACTTCTTCAGCCGAAAGCCCGTATTTCGAAGCAAACTGCACAAGGTTCGTTTTCAGAGCCGCCGCCTTCTCAGGGTTGGCAAACTCAGGAATGGCCTCAGTCAAACGGCGGGCCTGCTCTTGCAGTTCCACTTGGCGAGCCTGCTCCTGAAGCGCGTTGTGGCGCTGGACCTGCTCGTAAAGTTGCCGCTGCTGCGCCTGATACTCTTGCGCTTTAGCTTCGTATTTCGCCTTCTCCTGCATGTAGCCAATTGGATCGGTGTCCAACATGCGAATGTCAGGAGCCTGCGGGGCCTTCATGATCCCTTGCTGTTGCACATTTTCCAACGTCGCAAGGAACTGCTGTCGCTCGTTTTGAAGGGTCATGTAAAGGCTTTCGGCTTCCTTTCGGACAGCGGCGGCCTCTTGCATTCCCTTCTGGATGTAGGCATTCCCCGAATAAGACCGCTTTAGCTCGTCGAGGGTAACCTCAACCTCTTTGCCGTCAACTTTGACGGAATAGGTCGATGGCGTCTCAGGAGCGTCGGTTTCTTCGCTTTCCTCATCCTCATCATCCTCGGCTTCTGGCTCTTCGCCGTCGTCCTCGGAATTCTCTGCGGTTTCGGCCTCTTGGGCCTCATATTCCGCCTCGGTTTCCTCTTCGACCTCTTCCTCTGCCGCCGTCTCCGGTTGGGCTTTGGTTTCGTCGTTCATAGGAACAAGCAGGCTATCAACAGCCGCTTCGATTGCATCAGTCGTTTGCACGGTCCCGATCCTGTTTAAGCTCAACGGCCTCGGCGTCTAGTCTCGCTTGGAGGGCGTCGAGAATGAGTTGAACGGCGCGCACACTTTCATGCGCCGCCGCAACTCTGTTTATATCACAGGTTGCGTCCAAAAACACCCCCACCGCATCATTGCGGATTTCGTCGATCACGGTTTGAAAAACGTGATCGGCGAGGAGTGATCTGGCTTCAGAAGCCCGCTGTTTGATTAGGGACAAATGGCATCCTCGGCATCTGTTGCTCGCGCTTGATGGCATTCAAATCAAGTTGAACGCCGGTCTTAGCGAGAAGTTCGGCGGCCTTAATCGCAAGGTCTTGGGCCATGCGGTCGCGCTCGCGGTCATCTTCCATGCGCAGCTTCTCAGCGTCAAGCTGCGTCTTGGCCATGTCAGCCTGCACGCGGGCCGACATCTTCATCTGTTCGGCTTGCAGGAAGGCCATGTTCGGGTCCGACGGAGGCTGCTGAGACGGATCGCCCTGGGCGGCCTGCGCGGCCATTGCCATCAACTGCTGCTCGATCTGCGGGTTCATCGGGTTGTAATAGCGATCCGCGTTGTGAATGCCAGCCATGCCGAGAATGTCGGCCAGCGTGTTGCGGATGCCGGTCATCGTCACGATGCCATTGGTCGGCCCGTATGCCTGCCAGATTTGCATCTGGGTCTGCATGGTCATTTGCAGGGCTGCGATCCGGTCCTCGCGGCGATTGTTGCCCAAGCCGACGTTGGTGACCAGATCAAGGTCATTGGTCCACGAGCGCGGATCGACCGGGACAAACTGGCCGTCAAGCCGCATCATCTCGCCGGGGTTTGGGTTGGCGCGGGCGATCTGGGCAATGAGCTTGAACATTTGCCGCATCCCGCCTTCGGCCAAGTTGCGTGCAATCAACTCGGACACCGCAGACGCGGCCTGCACGGCGGCGTTGACGCCAGCAGCGGTTTGCGATTGCAACGCGTCGGCATCCATGCCCATCGCCGCGCCGGTTACGCCCGTCTTCGCGCGGATGGCCTCGTCATAGAACTGCAAGGCTGGCAGGGCGGCCGTCGCAGCGTTGCCGATGGAAAACTCGCGCAGAGCGTTGATGTCCTTGACGCGAACCACGCCGCCGATCTCGTTGTTAAGCAGATCGTCCATGTTCACGAGGTTTTGCACGGCCATGACGCGGGGATTGTTGGCCATCGCCAGCCCGTCCAGAAGGCCGCGCAGAAGCGACGTTGCCGCGTCCTGATCCTCAATCACAATCTCGGCCAGTGAACGACCGAAGAACGTGTGCGGCTCGGGGTCAACCTCAAAGATAGCGAACGGGATATAGTCGCAAAGCTCATAGTCCAGCACTTCGTAATCGTTGCCCGCGCAGATGAACTTGTAAAGACGCGGGACGCCCGTGCCCTCGATGTCCATCTTCATGTAGGCTTCGGTGAACTGCACTTTCCGCATTGACGGGTCGGCTGCGTTTTCGTCGTCGTCGGTGTCATCCCAGCCACGGCGGGCCAGCTCTTCCTCGTCGTCAACCGTGCCATCGGCCGCGCCTGCGAGGTTGTAGACGGTTTCAAAGTCAAACCCCATCGCCACCAGATCGCCGACACGGGCTTCGCTGGTGTGGCCGCAGACATAGCAGTCGTCAATGCTGACGGCCATGCGATCCACGAAGAAGTCCTCGGGGGCCACGCTCTGAATTTTGATCTGGCCCTTAATCGAGGTGCGGGCAACGCGCAGGCTGTAAGTGACGATCCTGGGCTCGATTTGGATGCCCATCTCGTCAATCAAGCCTTCGGCGACAATCGTTTCTTCCTGCGACAGGATTTCGATTTCAGGGTCGTTCTGGATGAACGCAAGCTGTTCCGGGGTCAAATCGCTGTATTCGTCGATTTGAACCTCGGGCACCTCGTCATAATAGACCTTGGCCACGCCAACCTTCTTGATGAGGGCGTCATGGAAAACGTCAGACAGGATGCGGAAACCATTGTTGCGCTCAAAGATATACTTTGCGTATTTGGTCGCCTGATCGGCGCCCATGACAGCCTGCGGGGTGTTCGGGACAAACTCCACCGGCTTGTCAGACTGCAAGAACACACGCATCAGCGCGGGCTTGATGGCCCGGATCGTGTCGCGCACCTTGGTCGCAACGACCTTCGACCGGCCCTCTTCAAAGTCAACCGCAGACTTCCCGTCGAAATACTTCTGCGCCTTGATGCGATCCGGCGCGACTTCGGTTTCCACAAAGTCAACCGCCTCGCGCACCGCGCTGGTCACGGTGTTCTGGATTTCGTCTTCCGACAGGCTCTTCGGCTGCATTTGTATCTCCGTTATTGGGCCAGCAGGCCGGGCAGGACACCGATCATGCGCTGATCAACGACCGGACCGAACTCTCCAAGAAGCTGGTTCTGAAAGTAACGCTGTCCGGGGCCAGATGAAAGGAATTGATTGCGCAGAACAGGTGCAGCAGCCGTCGCTGCCCCCAAAGCAGTCGCGGTCAACGGATCAATGCCAATCCCAACAGCACCAAGGCCAGCGCCAGTGCCGCCAGCAGCGCCAGAGAAAATTTGCCCAGCACTGATGCGCGGTGAGGTGCCGGACTGTGGAAGCGGCTGGAGAATGTCAGACGCGGCGCGGGTGATGGGGGCGAGATCGCCCTTGCCTTGGACGTAGCGACGGCGGCCCTGTTGCAGCAGCGCCGTGCGCAAAGCCAGCGGAGAGATGACGCCCTCAACATCTGCCCGCTGCGCTGCGCTTTCAATCGCAAGCAGGTTACGATACTGGTTGCGAGCTTCGCCAAGACGCGCGATGTCCTGCGGCCTGCCAGCGGCCGTCAGTGCGCTTTCGATCATGTCGTCAATGGCCTCAACGGCATCAACGGCTGCTTCCCTGGTCGCTTGGTCCGGGCTCTTTGTCAGCTTTGAAATGGTGCTGCGCCAAGTCTTGACTGTCTCAGCCGGGATCGGCTTGCGCGACCGGAATGCACTGACCAACTGCTTGTTGACGTTCTCAAGGATTTGCGGCGCGCTGTCCTTCGGGGCAAGGTCACGATACGTTTTCAATGCCGCGCTGAAGTCAACTAGCCCAGAAGGGTCAGGAGACACATTGACGTTCTTGACCACATCATCAAACACGCCGCCGATCCGGGTTGCGGCTTCCTCAAGGGCGTCTGCGGTTGCCTTTGTGCCAGCAGGCGAGCCGACACGGGTCATCACAGCAGAAGTGAAGTCCTCAAGGGCCTGATCCGCACGCGCCCGCCCAGCAGTCGTTGCAGCTTCACGGTAAAGCTGAGCCTCAGCGGCTTGGCCGCCGACAACCTGGCCAGCAGTCGGCTGCACGCCCTCCCGGCGCAGCAAGTCAACGGCGGCCTGACGTGCAGGCGAAATTTGCCCGGCAGACGGGCTGATAACTGTTTGCGCCGCCCTGCCAGCGGCTCCGGCCGCAATAGGCGCAGCCAATGCAGCCGCCGTGCGCGCATAAGGCTCAAGGGCCGTGCCCTCTGTAGCTTGCCCGGCGGCCTCACTGGCAACACCGGGAACAACACCGTATCGCAGCATGGCGCTGGGCCCAGCAAGCGCGCCTGCGCCGCCTGCGAACTCACCGGCCGTCGAGACGTATTCGCCCAACAGGCCCGGAGCGACATAGCGGCTTTCCGGCCCGATCACCGGGATAGACGCAAGCATCTCGCGGGTTTCTGGCAGGGCCGCAAGACCGCGCGAAACCATAGACGGCTCTTCCATGCCAAGAGCGTATTCGACACCAGACGCGCCAAGTTGGGCAAGATTGACCGGGATAGCAGGCACGTCGGCGATGCCGCGAGCCACTGCCGCGCCACCGCCACGGATCAACTCGCCCAGCCGTTCGCCGGGCGTGTCAACAGCGCCGCTGCCGATCACGTTTTCAAAGATCGTCTGCCCGATTGTGCGCCCTGAACCCATCTGCGCCATAGCCATCTCATCGGCGGCCGCCGCAGCTTCTGCCGATCCGGGCTGCATTTCAAGCGTGCCAGCCTTGGCGGCTGCGATGCGGTCACGCATCATCAGGCCGTCAATGGCCCGCTTCATTTCTGCTTGATCGGTGCCCGCCGGGAACTCAAGAATGCGACCGTCTGGAAGTTCGACTTCGATCATTCAAAAGCTCCTGTTGCCGGGTTATAGCGCAGGCGAGTTGTCGGCTGGCCAGGAGCAGCGGGGGCCGCACCAGTTGCGCCAGCGCCGGGCGCAGCCGCTTGCAGTTTCGGCAACCCTGCGCGGGCAGCGTCCAAGAAGTCAGTCATTGCCTTGCGGAAATCTTCTTTGTTCTGTGCTGCATTCATGCGGATAAACGCTTGCTCAGCCTTTTTGCTTTCGAAGTCGGTGATTGCACCGCCGCCCTTAAGCAACTGGCGAGCTTGCAGGAATGCGCCACCAGAAATCTGATCCATCTTTGATTGTACGCGCGCCGCGTCTGCGGTGATGTTTGGGGTCCTGCTTGCAATCGGTCCAAGCATGTTCGGCAGATACGGGTCATTCAGAAGATCGTTGACTTGGAATTCAAGCGTGTTGAACAGAGCAATTTCGCCGGGGGCCGCCGCTGCTGCCCCAGCTTCAAGCTTTCCAGTCTCACGCGCTGCATAGATGCTGCGCTGGTATTCCGCAGACCGCTCCTGAGCTTGGCGGACGTAATCCAAAGCGGCTTGACCCGACAAGGTTTCCCCGCCAACGGTGCGAACCTGCACGCTGCCATCACGCATCGTCAGAACAACGCCTGATTGGTCAGGAAGAGCAGTGGATGACTGGACATTCGCGTCAACATCAACGGGCCGGATAGCCTCAGACATGACAGACTGCGGGGACGCGCCAGCCATCAGAGCATCAGCCAAATCATCACGCCCGCGTGAACGCAGCCAATCAACAGTAGCATTCCGCTGACGCGCCGTTTCCCGGCTTTCGATGCCTTGCTGCAACTGCCCGATCAGCGCCTGATTTGGGTTTAGCGTCATGCCTTCAAGGCCAATCGCGAGCCTGGCTCGTGCGTCGCGGCCTTCTGGGCCAAAGAAGCCGCCAAGCAAACCTTGGCGCTGTTGCGGCTGCGTGATCGGTTCCATGCTGTCACCCTGTTTCGTTGACCGCGTTATGTTTTCAGACGGCCCTTTGCCGATAGCCCGCAATGCGTCCGCACCGATAATAGGCGCAGCATTCGGGTCAAACTTGCTAGCGATACTAGCCAATTTAGTGCCATATTGCGGGTCAGTCGCGTAGCCAGATTTTGCCATTTCAGCGATCTGGTTTTCAATGCCAACCGCCGACAGCACGCCGCGATAGCGCGGGTTGGTCAAAAGAAAGTCGGCATAATCTTGGAAGGACTGTTCGGGGCTTCCATATCCACGAAAAGACGCTGGCTGGCTGACCATCCGGCCGCCCTCAAACTCAGAGGTTTGCAAGGTTTGCCCGCCAGCACGGCCGTGCGACTTGATGCCAAAGTAATTCATGCCAGGCGCGCTTCGGCCATACCCTGTTTCAAGCGCTGCCTGAGCCAAGACCAAGCGAGGGTCAAGGCCAGTGCGCTGTGAAACCGCCTGAGCGTAGGGGAAGAACTGCCCGTAGAATTCCTGTGGCGTCATTATACCAGTCCCAGGCCCAGACCGAGATAATTCAGCAACCCAGGCCGCTGAGTCGTCGTCTGTGTCTGCTGGCCCATATTCGCGCCGCCAAGTGCCGCCAATGTAGCGTTAAGCGACTGCCCAGGAGCGCCCGTGAAGCCAGCATACTGATTGCGGCCCGCGTCGATAAGGGCTTGGTTGATGCCCTGCTGGAGCAGACCCTGTTGCATCTGCTGCTGGGCGATGCTCTGGCCCATGTTTAGGCCCTGCTGCGCAAGGCCGCCAAGCGTGCCAGCCGCACCGGCGCGCAGCCCGGCCGCAGTCAGACCGGAAGACTGATTGGCGAGTTGGGCCTGCAAGCCGGTTGACTGGCCGAACTGCGCAGCAGCCGCACGGGCAGCCTGATTGGCTTGCTCGGCCTGTGCGCGTTGCGCTTGCGCAAACTGTGCCGCCGCCGCACGGGCAGCCTGGTTGGCCTGCGCAGCCTGCAACGCAGCGGCTTGGTTGGCCTGCTGGGCTTGCAGCGTTGTCGCTTGCCCAAACTCTGCCGCGCGGGCAGACGCGCCCTGGTTGGCCAGAGCGGCCTGAAGCTGGTTGGCAACGTCTTGCTGAGATGCGCCGAGGGCCGTTTGGAAGCCCTGCGCACGAAGCTGCGATGCAAGTTGCCCGCCCTGCTGTGCGAAGGCTTCATTGGTCAGAGCTTGGGCAACGCCTTGGCGAGAACCGCCGAAAGCGCGGGCGGCAGTCGCTTGCGCGCCCATCTGAGCCATTTGCCGCATACGCTGGCGCTCAAGGTCGCCCATGGATGCCTCAATGACCTGCTGCTCATACGGGTTGAAATACTGCTGGATACCGCCGAGGGCGGCCTGCGCAGCCACCTGTTGCGGGTCATATCCGAAAGTCGTTCCAACGCGCTCAGCCGTCAGGGCATCTGGCGTATACCCGAAATTCGTAGCCACCGCGTCTGGCGTGTAGCCAAACGATGTTCCGACCTGCTGCGGCTGGAATGCCGCCGCCGCGTTGGCAGCATTAATCGCGCCCGTGTAAGCGCCAGCCGACTGTTGGAAGATGTTCGGCTGCGCTGGTGCGGCGGGCTGCGTCGGCGCTGCGGGCTGCGGCATGACAGTTGCTTGCATTGGAGCCGGGCGAACAGGCGTGCTGTTAAACGGCGTAGGACCCCGGCGAACCGCTACCGCAGGAACAGTGGCTGGCGCAGCAGCCGGGGTTGCGACTCGTCTTGGATTCGATCCACCAGCCATGATTATTTCCCCCGTCCCATGCCGCCGCCGCCGTCACGCCCGATAGGGCCAATTCCTGCACGATTGGCAGCCCCAGAAAGCGGGCCGCCAGAAAATGTAGTGCCGCTGCGACCCGGCCCACCGCCGTCAAACATGTCTCGAACGCTGGTGAAGCCGCCATCGTTCGCATTAGTCGAGCGCGACATGCCGCGATCTCCATCACGCCCACGATCATCACGCTGACCGTTTGCCGGAGGGATGGCAGGCGTTGGCAGCACAGGAAGTGTCGCAATCGGGTCGAAAGTGCTGACAGGTGCAGCACCAGTAATCGGGTCAACGAACATGCCAGTGATGGCATTGTATTGGCCGGGCCGCCGTGTTTGCAATTCAGCAAGGGCCTGATCGTAAAGACCGCCAGACGAGTAGCCCTGCACGCCCCCCGCGAAGGTTTGAGGCGTCGGCATGCCTTCCATGCCGGTCATGCCGCCGCCGGGCAGGCCGAATGCACCAGCCGCGCTGCTTGTGCCTTGAATGGCCGCCAATTGCATCGGCGTCATCGCAGCAACGTCAGGGCCATAATACGGGGTATAACCGATGTTGGCGACGGCCTGACCGCGAGCCAAATTCTCTCTGGCCGCCGCTTCCAGCCATTCGGGGATTTTGACCTCAGTGGTCTGCGTGCCGCCTTTTCCGCCGCTCATGTCTATCCTCTTGGTCTAGTCGGCTTGACAATAGCATGAATTCTGCAAAGGTGAAAGAGAAAGCCCCCACGCTGTGCTACCAGCCGGGGGCGCGATCAAGACGATGGAGGTCTTAATGCTTAAAACCCTACCAGAGCCAGAACTGCTCCGTCAATTGCTAGATTACAACCCGGCATCTGGCGCTCTTGTTTGGCGCGATAGGCCGTCGAAAAGGCCGAATGGGATGACATCTGGCCACATCTCCAGCATAGGCGGGAAAGTAGCGGGCAGCAAAAACAAAAGCGGCCACATAGTCGTGTCTCTCAATGGGATAAAGTATCTGGCGCACAGGATAGCATGGTCGATGTCTTACGGCGTGAAAGACTTCCCCGAAATAGATCACATCAACGGTGACCCATGCGACAATAGGATTGCAAACTTAAGGTGCGTTGCGCACGCGGAAAACCAAAGAAACCTAAAACGACGGTCAGACAACAAAAGCGGCTTTGTTGGGGTTAATCTCCACAAAGAGACTGGCTCTTGGAGAGCTTATATAAATTTTGACGGCAAGCGACGACACATTGGACTGTTTCGAACAAAAGAAGAGGCCGCGCTTGCGCGCATGCTTGAGCAAGAAAAATTAGGGTTTCACCCGAATCACGGCCGCTAAATTTTCAGCTCAAGAACGGTGAAAACCTCATTGAAGCCGTGTGGGGCAAGCACTCGTTTCCAGCCTTTTCGGCCAGCGACTGTCATTGCAGAACAGCCCTGAGCTTTGCCCCATGTTTCCGCGCTTTTAAGCATGTCAACAATAGTGTCCATTTCGCCGCCAGCAAGGAACACGTTGAGAGTTCTCTTCTTGGGAAACTCAACGATTTCGGTGACAGCGCACCCCTTTTCAGCGGGCCACAACTGCATCCGCCCGCTCAGGATACCATCTGCCACATCTTGGAAGTCATGCGTCCCACCGCTGTATTCCAGCGCATCCTCGATCCACTTGCGGCAGTGTTCCAGAAGCGTCATGCCTGTATCCTGTTGATGGCCATCGTGACAGACGGTGCGGCCGGGGCGTAAGACGTCGCCGCGTGCGCCTTCAGGCTTCCAGACGTGCTATCAGTGGCCCACATCGCATTCAACACGTCGCCAGCCGCAAAATTGAAGATAGCCGTGCGGGAAACCGTAATCGTCGCGCCGTTGTTGTGCAGACTGGCAACAATCGTGCTGCCCGTCACATCAACCGTGTTGACGCGCGGCCAAAACCGAAAGTTTACCGTGCTGCTTGACGTGCTGGCGATTTGCGCGGTGAAGGCGATTGAATACAGACCGCCCTCGACAAAGGTGATCTCGGTCAGCGGCGAGCCGGTCAGGGTTATTCCTTGCGCAGAAATGTTATCCAGCGCAATTTTATAAGCCGTGTCGGCCGCAGCGGCCGTGATGTCAGCGTCTTGACCGAATGTCGCGTATCCGTCGGCCAGCACGATCTGCCGCCATTCGTCATTTTTTGAAACGACAGGATAACCACCAGCCGCGTCCCACAGGATAATGCCGTCTGCCGTCGGGCTGGCATCGCTCGATTTGAAGCTGAGGTTATCCCACGTCCGCGCGAGAAAACGGCGCAACTCCTCGCCCCACCCGCGCAAATCCTGCCCGATGACCGGGATGCCAAACCTCATCGACGGCCCCCAGCATCAACGTCAAGCCTCGGGATGCCCCAGCGCCAATCAGCCAGACGCGCGCCGACAACGCGCATCGAAACCTGACGCCCGCTAAACCGCACGCTGGTCGGTGCCGCCATCGAATATGGGCCATAAGACCGCTCAGTGTCATTCGGATAGAACCGGGTCTTGAACGTCGTGGTCACGTCGCCCTGCGTTTTCTCGTCCGGGATCAACTCTTTGGCCATCATCGTTTGATCGCCAACGCCGATCTGCACCGGGCCGCTTTCAACGTAAACCTCAGCGCCCTCATAGTTCCAGCCGGTTTCGTGCGCGTAAATAGGCCCGGTCGGCGCGATCATAATCGGGTTGCGGAATACGCCAGCATCGACGCCGCAAGTGCGGGCCAGAGCGCCGATGGTCCAGTATCCTTCAGCATAGTTGAATGCGACATATCTGTCGTTTTCGCTTGATGTGGCTGATGGGTAGAACCACCAAACCTCGTTTTGCAGGCCGTTTGCCACGCAGGCGACCTTAGAGATTTGCGCGAGGTTTAGGTTGCTGAAGACGTAATCCGACACCTCTGATGCCAACGGCTGCACGCCGCCGCCCGTGAAGGAATAAAACCCGTCGCGGCTCATCCAGAACACGCCCGCATCAACGGCGGCCGCGCAGTTGCGTGATGCAGCCCCGCAAGACGAGCCGACACGCTCAAAGCCATAGACAAAAGGCGGGCCTTGATACGTCGCTGTATGCGCATCCACGTCGGTCAGGATCAGAGCCTGCCCGCGCGTGCGAAGCCCAAGCATGATCTGGCCGCTGGTCTGTAACTCCAGATCGCCCGCCTCGTTTGTCGTGCTGGGCGTCCAGACCGTGTTGTTTTCCCGGTCTGACCACTGGACTTTGCGGGGGTTTCCGCCAGCGCCCAGGGCGAACAGGAACCGCTCCTCGGTGACAAGGATGCCGCTGTTGTTCGTCGGCGCGTTGGTCACGACAACGGCATCGTTTGCCGTGTTTAGCGTCCATTCGTAAATGTCGCCGTCCGCACTGGAGCAAGCGACGAGGTATTCGCCCCAGTTGTCCAGCGACCAAGTTGTCGCCGGGATCGGAGTTTCGCCTTCTGGCCGCTCGGTTCCGTAGAAGCTGACGCCATAAAGCCCGCCGCCGTATCCATCATTTGCATCTGCGCTGACAATGCCAGCCGTCAGCCCGGTCGGCGTAATGTCGGTTACGGTGTTGCTGGCACCCATGACTTTCAGCGCGTTGTGCGTCCCAAAGGCCAGCCATCGCGTGCCGTTGTTCGCACGCCATGCAACAGCCCCGCGAGCCACGCCTGTAGCCGTTGCATCGCCCCGCTGAACCCATCCACCGACGGGCTGCATGACGCCATCTTTCCAGCGAACGAGCGAGCCGTCAAACCAGCGCCCCGTGCTTTCTAGGGCAGTTCCCTTGCGAGAAATGCCCGGCGGTATTTGAAGCGGGACAAGCGGCATGTGCGCTCCTTACGGCTTGGCGGGCCAGTTCACGCTGTGCGGGAAGCCCTCTTGAGCCGTTATATCACGAAGCGCCTGCCGATAGGTAGCCATCTCTGCGCTCATGGTTACGTCGGACAAAGCCATCCAATCGGTCGCGGCAAGCAGGCTGTCACGCTGGGAGCGAGCGGCCTTGGCTGCCTCTGCGTCAAGGCCAGCCTGATACGCAGCTTCCTTCTCAGCTTTGGTGCCTTCGGCGTCTGTGCTGAACATGTCAACGACAGCCCAAGCCTGCACCCAGTTGCCATTGGCATCTTGAGTTACACCATTGCGGGCTGCGTTCTGGTACGGGCCAGTGTCAGGCTTAGGGGCCTCAAAGACGGCTTCGATGTTTAGTGCATCGAGGACGTTCTGGTTCCAAGTGCGAGGCATGGAGATGTTAGGGTTGGCCGACCGCCACTCACCCTGCGACTTCACCTCGCCCGTTACTTTGTGTCTGTAGTCACCCATGTCAGTTGACCTTTCTGTGATGGGGTTGATTAGCTAATCGCCATAAAAATATAGGAAGCAGACGACACGTTTACATTGGTCGCCGCAACCTGATTGACGATAAAGCCAGACGAAGCCGGGTCAATCGTGTCGTTTGTCGTCACCTCTGCGGCAGTCGTGTTCAGGCTCAAGTGCGGATCGTTGCCAGTGACGATGCCTCTTGCCGTATCCCAGACATACCAATCACCCGTGCTGTCAGTGCGCTTGATAAGGACGAACCGTGCGCCTGTCGTAAACCCGCAGTTGATCGTTTGGCTAGAGCCGTTGCCCGTGTAGCTGCCCACCTTGCTGATGCCGGGGAGAGAGGCGAAAAGGTATGAAATATGTGTCAGCCCAGACGTGTTGAGATACGGGACAAAAGTTGTGGGGGTAACTGGCCCATAGATGGACGCATCCGCTGTTGTTCCCGCAGCCGTAGTATTCAATCGTAAAGACTTATCCGTTGCATAGTGGATTACCCACCAATCTTGGACAGACGCTCTCCGCTTGAAGATGATTAACTCTGGGTTGACAGTTAGGTTGTGGCCTATCGGGTTTAAAGTGCCATCCCCAGTATACGCCACCACATCGAAGAACCCCGGTGCGCGGCGGAACATATGGGTGACGTAATTTGCCCCCAAACTGTTGACAGAGTTCACATTGTTGGTCGTCAATCTGTAACCGTTATTTAGCCACCCGGTGACTTCGTTAGTATAAGATGCCTCTGCTGCTGTGGAGTTTGTCCACAGGTATTTTCCAATCCCAGAGAGTTTTGTGTAGAAAGGGTTATCACTGCCAGACCTGTTGCGAATATACACGAGGTCTGGGCTGCCCCCGAGGCTTGCGGTCATATCTCTCGCTGCGCCAGTCCCAGTGTATGCAACAGGCTGGAACACCTCCGTCCCGCTCGTAGGTTCCCGCATAGGACCACGGCGGATGGCGATGTAGATGTAGGTTCCACCAGAGGCGTTTAGTTCAGCGATTGTGGATGTTAGGCTGAACCCTGTGGGAGTTAGTGCTAAGGCAGAGCCTAACGATTGTGTGCTGTCAATCGTGTTCGCAATAAGTCGCTCATCGTCTGCTCCCGCTGCGGTAAATCCCCGCATTGTATCAATGATGCTCCAATCACTGGTTGAATTAGACCGTTTCACGAGAACCCACTGCGGTTCCCACCCAAGATCAATCACAGGTCCAGTAGTAGAACCATTCCCCGTGTAACTCCCACACGCAATCAACCCATCCGAGCCATCACCAGACGGGCCGAGGGGATCGTGGGCGAAGAGGTAGGCGACGTAGGTGTAACCGCTGTTGTTTACGTCTGGGTCTGAACTAAGCGTCAAAACGCTATCGGTCGGAGCAGTGCTGTTCAGTATATTTGTGCTTCCAACTGCCGCAGTGCTATTTAGGACCATTGACTGACTGGTGCTTAGTGACCTGTGCCAAACACGCCAGTTTCTCGCGTTGCTTGTGCATTTGATGAAAACAGAGCCGGGAGCCACCCCAAGATTGTGTGCGATAGTCCGACCAGCAATACCATCCCCAGTATAAGTCACCACATCAAAGAAACGCTCGGCCTTGCGGAAGGTCCATGAGGCGTAGGTTGCAGCACTGACGTTGATACCAGCAGCACTCCCGAGGGAAAACCCATCAGCGTTAAACGCAGTTACACTATTAGCCAAAGTTGCGGCTGCCTCAGTGGTGTTGCTGTTAATTTCACTGTTCACACCACGAAGCGTATCAAACAGAAAGTTGTTCGTGGCAGCACTACGGGATTTAATCCAAACCAGCCCACCCTCACCAGCAAGGTCAATATCGTTGGTGATTGTCTGCGTGGAGCCGTTGCCCGTGTAGAGATACGTCGAGAACACGTCCTCAATGGC